GGTCGAGTTGTACAGCTGGACCAGCAGGTCCCGGATGCTGGAGCTGGACACCTGGTCGTTCGCGGCGGCCTGGGCGGTCCCCCAGTCGCTCACGCGGGCGAGGACGGTCGACGCCACGCGCCGGCAGTAGCCGGCGACCCGGGCGACCCGGGCCGTGATCGGCTCGGCCGGCCACAGGGCCTCACTCGGCCGGACGTTGCCCAGGTCGGTCTCCAGGCTGGTGCACTTCAGCGCCAGCTTGACCGCGCGCTGGTGGGTGCCGTCGGGCCGGCGCACGCGCACGGTCGAGACGTCCACGTCACTGATCCGGCCACGGAAGAACGTCCCGGCCGCCCAGTCGCCGGTCACGCCGGACGCGTACTCGTACCCGAGCACGACGGGCCAGCCGATGACGTCCTGGCGGGTGGCCCAGGTGCGGCTGAAGTCGATCAGCTCCAGCTGGGCGGTCGACGGCTCGGGCTGGGTCAGCGGCTCGGACGTGCCCCACTCCACCCGCAGGTCGTCGAGGACGGTCTGGCCGAACAGCTCGCCGGTCCCGGCCGCGTCGTTGGGCATCCGCTGGCCGTTGATCGTGACGACCGGGTCCGGGTTCCAGCGGCCCCGGGGCAGCTGGACGTCGGTCGCGGCGAACAGGCCGGCGGCCTGGTCCTCGACGACGTCGCCGGCCTCGGCCGGCTGGTCGACGGCGGCGGCCTGGGCGGTGGCCCGCTGCCACTCGTCGACCCGGGGGCCGTAGGGCAGCGGCTCGCCGCCGGCCGGGTCCTGGACGAACCCGGCCGGCAGCAGCAGCGGCGCGACCTGGAGCTGGTCGGGGGCGGCGTGCCGGCTCACAGCTCGACCACGGCCGTGGAGCCCTTGCGGATGCCCCGACCCCTCAGCAGGTCCTCGATGCGGTCGGCGGCGGCCTGGTCGTCGAGCAGACCGCTGATCGTGATGTTGTACGTATCGCCGCCGGCCACGACCTGGGCCGTGCCGAACGACCCACCGAACGACCCCATGCCCCCGTCGCCGGGCGCGCCGAACAGGGCCGGCGACGTGGCCCCGCCAGCCGCCCCAGGGGCGCCGAACGTCCCCCCGCCGGCACCAGCACCCCCGCGCGCCGCGCGCGGGTCGTCAGCGGGCAGCTCGGGGGAGCTGAACAGGCCGGCGATCGTCTGGGTGACGGGGTTGTTCTTGACCCAGTTCCCCAGCGCCTTCAGCTTGTCCCAGACCCACCCGACCATGTCGCGGAACCAGCTGAACTTGTTGTAAGCGACCACGACGCCGGCCACCAGGCCGGCGATTGCCACGACGACCAGGCCGACGGGGTTCGCCAGGAACGCGCTGTTCAGCAGCCACTGGGCGGCGGTGGCCACGGTGGCCACGGCGCGGTAGGTCTTGATCGCGCCGTTGACGGCCAGGACCGCGCCGGCCAGGCCGACGACGACGCCGGCCAGGACCTGGACCGTGCCGCTGTTCTCCTGTGCCCAGCGCGACAGGTCGGCCAGCAGGGTGGCCCCCTGACTGACCAGCGGGAGCAGCTGCTCCCCCAGGACGGCTTTCGCGTTCTCCCAGTTGGCCGTCGCGCGGGCCTGGGCACCAGCGGCGGTGTCCGACTCGCGGCTGAACGCGCCCTGTGCGCTGGCGGTCTGCTCGGTCAGCAGGGCCAGGGTTGCCTGGGCCTGGGCGTTCTTCTTGGCCGACTCGGTCGAGGTGTCGAGCCCCAGCGCGGCCACCTTGGCGTCGATCGCGGCCTGACTCATGCTCACCGCGTAGCGCTCGATCGGGTCGCGCTCGCCGCGCATCAGCGACGACAGGGCCGACACGGCCTCGGACGTCGAGCCGCCGAACTGGGCCGCCAGGTCGGCACCCATGCGGATGAGCGCGTCGCCCTGCTCGGCCGACTCGGTGACGCTGAACCCCATGTTCTGGAGCTGGGAGCCCACGACGCTGGCGAACCGGTTGTACTCGCTGGAGGCCAGGCCGACGCTGTCGGCGGCCCCGGCGGCGTTGCGCTGGACCAGGGCGACGGCGTCGGCCGACGCGGCGTAGACGGCCTCCACCGCGCCGGCCTGCTGCTGGAGCTCGCTCGCGCTGTTGAACGCGGACACGGCCAGCGCGCCGACGCCGGCCAGGACGCCGCCGGCCGCGACGCTGGCCCGGTCCAGCCCGCGCTCGAAACGCTGGGCGGCCGACTCGGCCTGGTCGAACCCCTGGCCGGCCTGGGAACCGTCGCTGATGACCTGGACGACCAGCGTTGCCGGCTTGCCCATGCGGTCACCCCCTCACTTGGTCTGTTCGGATTCCAGGACGTCGATTGCGGTCGCCAGGACCTCGTCGGGGGCCTCGGCCCAGTCGCTCCAGCTGGTGCCGCCGTAGCGGCGCATCAGCAGGACGATCAGCCGGCCGCGAGAGCCGGCTGGGAAGGGGGGACGGCGGCCCCGGACTGGCGGGGGGCGTCCTGGACCAGCTCGACCTGGCCCTGCCAGTCGTCGAAGTCGAGCGCGCCGACCAGCGGCGAGCCCTGGCGCTTCAGCGCGGCCCAGGCCAGGAACGTGTTCCCCAGGAACAGGGCGTCCCCCAGCGACGGCCAGCCGCGCCGGACGCGGGTCAGGTCCCAGCGGATCAGGTCGGCGTTCCCGACGGTGACCTGGTCGGCCTGCCCGTCGGCCAGGACGACGTCGAGGACGATCCGGCGCAGGTGCGGGGTCGGGGCGGCCTCGGCGGCCTCGGGGGCCACGGGGGCCTCGGTGCTGGTCATGTGCTCGCGCCTCTCACGGTGTCGGTGATCTTCTGGACTTCCTGGCTGTACTCGTCGACCCACTGGGATTCGGTGGCCACGGCGGCGTCGCTCAGCCACGGGTTCGCGGCGATGTGCCGGCGGGGCCAGCCCCAGTGCACGACGGCCGCGTACGGGACCCGCGTGCCGCCGGCCCGGACCACGGCGGCCCGCTGGGTGGCCCCGGCCCGGACGTTGCCGGCGAGCCGGCCACTGACCCGGGGGGCGTCGGCCTGGCCGCGCCGGGCGACGATCTCCGCCGCCGCCCGGTGTGCGGCCTTCAGGTCCTGGAGGCTCACCCCGGCGGCCTTCAGCTCGCGCCGCAGCTCCCGGCCGCCGACGACCCGTAGGGCCGGCTCGCGGGCCACGTCAGACGGTGAGCGTGCCGAACGCGGGTTCCCCGACCAGCTCCAGCTCGGCGTCGGTCGTGTTCCGCTTCTTGACGTCGCCGCCGATCGTCACCGGGTCGACGATGACGCTGCCCGTGATCTTGACGCCCTCGGACTTGGCGGGGACGAACAGGAACGGCAGCTGCTTGCCCTTGTTGGCGTGACAGAACTGGACCAGGCCGTTGGCCCCCAGGTCCTGGAGGAACGTCGCCTTCAGGGTGTACGTGTAGTTCCGCTCCCCCGGCAGGTCGTTGCCCGACAGGACCGGCTGGGCGTCCTCGGCGTCCACCTTGGTCTCGATCGAGCAGGCGGTGACCATGCGGCTGAAGTCGGCCAGGGTGCCGGCCTCACCGATCGTCAGGGTGCCGTCGGTCTGCTTGTACGGGTTCTGGGGGCCGGGGGTGGGGGTGGTCACGGGGCGGGCCTCTCGGTCACAGGGTCAGGTCACGGGTCGTCGAGTAGCGCCACGCGGGCAGCGCGGCGCGGGGCAGCTCCAGGACCAGGCCGGCGTCGACCCGGCCGGCCGGGTCGGCCACGGCGGTGGCCTGGTCGAGCAGGCCGGCCAGGACGCGGGGTGCGCCCTCGACGGCCGGCGCGACCAACCAGACGTCGATCGAGGCCGGCACGATGCCCCAGGTGGCGTCGTCGGCGTCGAGGTCGATCGAGGCCGGCGAGAGCCACACGCCGGGGCCGGTGACCGCCGACGGGTCGTCGGTGGCCACCAGGCCGGCGGCCTGGAGGTCGGCCGCCAGGGCGTCGATCGCGGCGAGCAGGGCCGCGCCCAGGCTGGTCACGCCAGGGCCGGTTTCGCTCGCGCGCCGATGCCCAGCAGCTCGGCCACGTCCGGGTCGGTCGTGCGGACGTAGGTCGGTGAGCCGTCGCCGTTGCCCATCAGCACGCCGGCCGGGGTGTCGCCCCGGGCGAACCAGCGCGCGGCCAGCATGACCGCGCCCAGCTGAACGTTCGGCTTGGTCGCGTCGAGCCGCCAGCGGTCGAGGACCAGGGCGTTGACGGCGGCCACGACCAGGTCGAGGGCCTGGCGGCGGCCCCCGGCCAGCGCCCCGCCGGCCTCCAGCTTGGCCCAGGCGATGACGGCGGTGGTGCTCGCCGGCCCCCCCGTGGCGTCAGGGGAGGCCGGCGAGGTCGCTTCCGTCATCAGGCCAGCGCGCCGAACGGCAGGCTGATGACGCCGCCGGGGCGGGCGTTGAGCGTGGTCGCGTAGCCGAACACGCCGCCGGTCACGCTGCCCTTGACGATGTTCAGCGCCTCGACGCGGATCGGCGGCTCGCCGTCCTCCCCGAACTCGTACTTGTTCTGGGCGGCCCGCACGCCGGCCACCAGGCGGCCGCGGGGCACCTTCAGGTCGGGCTGGAGCTGGTCGGGCTTGACGCCCAGCAGGTCGAGGAACGCCGGCAGCTCGTCCTTCAGGATCTTGCCCAGCGCCAGCCAGTCGAGGCTGTTCACCAGCAGGAAGTCGGGGGCCTGCCGGACGTTCGGCGTCTCCTGGAGGATCAGCCGCGCCACGGCGGACGCCTCCAGCAGGTCGGCCGGCTTGGTGAGGCCGGCGAAGTCGGCCGGCACGGCCGACGTCAGCACGCCCGCGTCGGTCATGGCGGACACGACCATGGCCAGCAGCCGGACGCGGAAGAACGAGTCGGTCTTGACCGCGTAGTCCTCGGCCTGGAGCGCCAGGTACTCGCGGACGATGTGCTCCTGGTGGAAGTCGACCACGGCCCGGTCGATGTCCTCGCCCCCGGCGAACCGGGTCGGCTTGGGCGCGGCGACCAGCTCGGTGGCGACCTCGCCGCTGGACGGGATCGGGTTCACCTCGCCGGTCGGGTTGCCCTCGGCGTCCAGGACCTCGCGCTGCCACTCGTCGACCGTCGGCGGGACGGTCCAGCGGTAGCCCTCGATCCGCCAGTTGTTCAGCGGCTTGGGGGTGAAGAACGACGCCCAGCGCCGGCTGTAGGCCGCGCCGCGCCACAGCTCGCCCTCGAACTGGGCCGGGGCGCGCTCGGGGCTGTGCGCGTTGCTCAGGTCGGCCAGCGCGGCCTCGACGGCGGCCACGCCCCGGTCGCCCCGGACGATGCCGGCCAGCGCGCCGGAGTAGTCGGCCAGGGACCGGATGCCGGCGACGACGCGCGGCGCACGGCCGGCCCCGGTCGCGGCGGGGGCGTCGGTGGCCACGCCCGTGCCGGCGGTCGGGTGGCCGACCGGCAGGACGGCGGCGGCCTCGACGACGGCCTGGGTCGGCGCGCCGGTCGCGGCCGGGGCCTCGACGACGGGGGCCGGGGCCTCGACGACGGCCGTGCCGCCGCCGCCACCCTCGACCGGGTCGCGGGTGGTGCGGGAACGGCGGCTGGAGCGCAGACGCATGGGGTCGGTGCCTTCCTGCTGGTGGAACGTGGCCACGACCGTGGCCACGCGGGCGTCGGGAAACGCCGGGATCGGGACAGACGCGGTGGCGAGGACCAGGGCGTCGCGGACGCCCAGGGCGTCCAGGTGGGCGACGTCCTCCCAGGTGACGTCGTGCAGTTCGAACGACAGGCCGGTGCGGACCGGGGCGTCAGCGGTCGGGTCGGCCTCGGCCAGCAGCTGGTCGCCCAGCTCCCCCTCGGCCACCGCGAACTCGACCCACAGGCCGTCGTCCAGGTCCTCGACCTCGACCGCGACGCCGACGCTGGGGGCCTCGGGGCCGTGGCCCCACAGGAGGACGTGGCGGCTCAGCGGGTCCGGCATCCGCAGCCGGCCCGGCCCCATGACGACCAGGCGGCCCACGTTGGTGTCGCCCACCTGGCCGTAGGGCACGATGCGGCCCCTCAGCCGGCGCGTGGCGGCGTCGGCGGCGGTCACGGTCACGTTGACCCGGACCACGGTCGCGTCGGGCAGCACAGCGGCGGCGGTGACGGTGGGGGCGTTCAGAACTGAACGGGTCACGCGGCGGGGTCCTCGTCGTCGGCGGGCTCGGCAGCGGGGCGGGGCG